TATCGTGGCTCCAGCCGGGAGAGCCTTTTCCTCCAGAGTGTGAGAGGCCTAGACTAGAGCGATACAGACAAAACGAAGCTCTGTTCGAAGGCGAGCATTTCTCCGAGACAATAACTTATGATACCTGGGGCGGCATACCTTATAGTGTGCCTAAGGGTATCAAAATGTACAAGGAGTGTGCTGAACGTATTTCTCGGGTCATTGGCAATTTTGAGGATGTTATATCTTTCCCTGTCCTCCTCAACTACCAGCGTCTTATAACGCTCAAGATGGCTGACCTGGTCTGCGGTGAGTACCCTCAGATTTCCGGCGTCAACGCTTTCGAAAATGCAGCGATTCAGGAAGTGAGAGACTACACAAACTTTGACGAGAAGCTGTACCAAGCTGTTATTGATATCTCCCGTTATGGTGAAGCGATTCAGCGTGTGTACCTGGATAACGATGGACGTTACACCTTCACTAATTGGGATCCCAAAGAGTGGTTCCCGATCGTTAGTCAAGATGGTACCAACACCATTACGCATCACTGCCTGTGCTGGCGTGAGAATCGCAGTACGGACGTTACGAAGCCTGATTGGTACTTGCACGTGCAGATACACGGTACTCAAAAAGAGGACAGAGGCTGGTATGAATACCGAGTTTATAAAATGAATAACTTCGGCGGTACAGTAGGCAAACAGATCTTAAGGGAGCGTGTCCCTACCGGCTTAACGGAGTGCGCGGTTCGTCAACTTAAAGCGTTCTCAACGACTTCGACCGTGTACGGCTATGACGATTATTGGACCATCGACAGCATCCTTGCTGAGATTATGACTCGTATTGGTCAGATTTCTGTTATTCTGGACAAGCATGCAGACCCTAATATCACAGGGCCCGTGACTATGCTGGATGTGGACCCAGAAACCGGAGAGTATAAGCTAAAGACAGGCAAGTTCTTTGCAGTATCTCCCGGTGAGGAGCAGCCAAAGTACATGACTTGGGAAGGCCAGCTCTCGGCAGCATTCCAACAGCTGGAGCTCCTCATCAACCAGCTGTATATCCTATCCGAAATGGGCGCTGCTTTATTAGGCTCTACCGATGGGGGCAGCCAAGCTGTCTCAGGTACAGCAATGCGATTCAAGATGGTCAACCCCATTGCTAAAGCGCGTCGTATTTCTAACTCTTTGACACTACCTGTTAGGATGCTATTTTCTACATTGAGTGCTCATGCTAAGGTAGACCCTAAGTTTGTCAAGAAATTGAAAGAGCTAGAGAAAGAAAAGGGTACTGCACCTACGGAAGAGCTGGATACAACGTTACCGATACCTTATCAAAATATTTCGGTATTCTGGTACGATGGGTTACCGGATGACCCTCGTGAAAATATTGAGAATGCTAAACTAGCTTCTGGTGCAACTAAAATGATGCCCCTTGAGAATGCTATCATGGAATTCTTCGGGCGTACTCATGAAGAAGCTCTTGATTGGATTGCAAAGATTCGTGAGGAGACAGGACAGTCGCAGGAAAAGGACCCAAACCATCCTGGGCCGCAAGACGGCACCGGCGTGAATCCGGCAAAGAAGGGTTCGGTCATGGGCCTGCATAGTTCTGATTACAATAACTCAAACAAAGGCGAAGAGTAAATGCAGTTTCCATGGCTCTGTAAAAGCCATGTTATAATAAGCCGACGGGCGTTAAACGGTGGAGGACAAAATGTCTATACTAAAAATTCTGCGGGAAAAACTATCATCTGAGGATTACACGAGGATCTTGGACGCTGTTGGAGACGACTTCGATTGGGACTTAGTTCCTCGATCTCGTCTGACCAAGGTAATTAAACAGCGAAACGAACTTCGTGAATTGCTCGCTGAGCAACCGCAGGCTCAGACAAAAGGCGACAGCGCTGGCGCTGGCGACGATGACGATGATAGGGAGCTCACATCTCCGGCCAAGACCGAGGCAGGAGCTGGAGCTCAGCAGGGCGGCATTAATCTCGAAGAAATCGAGGCAAGACATCAGCAGGAGCTGAACGCCCTGAGAGTGAGGTACTCAGCCTTAGACAAACTGAGGGCAGCAGGTGCCAGAGACCCTGAACTTATCCTGAACGCAGGCTTAATAGACTTGACGAAGGCAAAGGTGACCAAAGAGGGTTCGGTGATATGGCCTGAGGGCGATGCAGACCCCTTTATGGCGCTTAAGTCTGACGAAAGTCGTTCCTACCTCTTCCACTCTGACGACGGCCAAGCAGGTAGGGCGCCTCGCGGAACGGGTAAAGAGGGCGGTGTAGGTTCTGACGATGGTGTAACCATCCAGGAAGCCTGGGCAGCTGCACAGAAGAGTGGTGACATCCACTTGCAAGCCAAATTAATTCGTGAAGCCTATGAAAAGGGCATCCAACTAATCTAATAATTTTGTAAAGGAGAGATGATAATGCCTGTTGGAGCAGCAATGAGCTTTTCAGCTCCAAACTATTCGGGTATGCTTTATAACAGAAGCAATACCACTACCCCTTTCTTTGACTCGCTTGGTCCGCGTGTCTACACGAACCACGTTGAGTTCGTGACCAACTCTGACTATACGAACTTCTCCCCCAGCCAGCCTGCTATTTCAGAGTCCGCGTCTATGACGGCGCCTACTCCTACCTTCATAACTCGTAGCCAGGCTAAGAACGTCACTCAAATCTTCCACGAGAGCGTTTCTGTTTCCTACGCGAAGATGTCCAACATGGGTACCATGTCTGGCCTGAATATCGCAAGGGATGCACCGAACGTTACGGACGAACTTGACTGGCAGATTGCTAGGCGCATGGAGAAAATCAAGCAGGACATCGAGTACACCTTCCTTCTCGGCACGTACAATCTTGCAACGACAGACACGGAAGCCAACAAGACTCGCGGCATTCTGGAGGCTATTACGACAAACTTTGTTAATGTTTCTGGATCTATAACCAGGGAAGCCCTTGACACTCTGCTGAAAAAGATGTATGACAACAATGCGGTTTTCCGCAACATCCAGATCTTCGGCAGCGCTGCGAACATCATAGCTCTCGGCAACGAGTACACCCTGCTTCCCGGCTATCAGCTGCCTGCTAGCCGTTATACCGGCGGTTTGGCCATCGACAGTATCGTGACTCACTTCGGCACCTTCCCGCTGCGCATGTCTCGCACTTTGCCGGACAGCGTGCTCTTGGTTGTTGACACTGCGTTGTGCAGACCTGTTGAGCAGATAACTCCTGGCAAGGGCAACTTCTTCTACGAAGAGCTGGCCAGGACGGGCGCCGGTATTCAGGGTCAGATTTTTGGCCAGATTGGTCTCGACTATGGTGCTGAGTGGCAGCACGGTAAGTTAATAAACCTGACAGTCTAAGAAATGCTATGACTAGATGTAGCAGTACTTCAGAAGGGAGATTAGTAGTATGACTTTTGGATACGTAACTGTAGCAGAAGCTGATGAGTATGTGCGTACGCACTACCTTAGTACAGACCCTACCAGGCTTGCTTGGGAACAGCTATTTGACGAAGACAAAGCTGTGCTGCTAATCGTCTCTTTTGAAGCTATTGAGCGGCTTGTGTACCGAGGTCGCAGAGCAGCTAAGGGCCAGAAAACGGCATTTCCTAGATACCCGGACACAGAGGTGCCTACACAAGTCAAGCATGCCCAGATTGCTAACGCCGTTGTAGCAGCGGACCCTGAGTACCATAAGGACGTAGACTTCTACAACAAGTTGAGGTCCTTTGGTATCGAATCCTACCAAATTGGTAACTTATCAGAATCCCTTGTAGACTCCTGGAGTGGTCAGGGTGTATATTCCCAAGAAGCGCTGAGGCTTCTTCAACCATACCTGCAAGGGGGGTTTCGGATTGTATGAGTCGCATGACAAAGTACTTAAAGCAAAAGTGCTCTTTGGAGCGGCTAGTCCGAGATCCGGACACTCAGAAGCCCGTGCTAAATGCCTATGGCGAGCCCCAGCATCAACCTGCTCAAGTGAGGCCTTGTCGTAGAGAGAGGGTTATCAAAGATGTGTACACGGACACAGGGTCAATCATACGCGTGGATACTCGATACTACTTTGACGGCACTCTATTCATCGATGCGGGCGACCGTGTTGATGGTAGAGAGGTGGTTGGGGTTGAAGAGTACACTAATGAGTACGGTGAGCCCGAGGGCTACTTAGTGTATGTATCCTAAGGAGGTGTGGTTATGGCTGGCTTCTCCGCAACCTCTAGCAAAAGCTTGCTTGCAGCAAAGAAGAGGCTCCAGAAATTCTTGAAGGAGCTGGACACAATTCCCGAGGCTGAGATTGACAAGGAGATACCTAGAATTAAGGCTGAGGCGATTGCTAGGACACCCTTCAAATCAGGCAAGCTCGAACGTAGTGTTTACGTCCGCAAGTCTAAGAACGTAAAGGACAGAGTGGGTATACTAGCTGGTGCTAGTGCCAGGTCTCCCAAAGGCTATGACTATGCTGGTATACAGCATGAACGTAAAGACTTCAAACACCCTGTCAAAGGTACAGACCACTACATAAGTGACCCCTTTGATAAAGCAGTAAGACGCTTAAAGCGTAGAATAAGGTACCGCATAAAACAGGCGGCACCGAAGGGGTGATGATATTATGACAAAGCTCAGTAAACTTGGGGAGTATATCTATTCATTAGAGGTATTCCCTGAGGCAGTTAAACCCAGGTTTATAGGAGAGCTTCCTAGTCTGTCTGATGTAGGCTGTGGTATTGTTCTCTTGGACGGTATGTCTTCGCTGGAGTACTTTGCTCCGAGAGCCTCTGGGGTTACGACGCCTCAAGAAGGAGAGTCCTTGTTCAGCCCTATTATTCGATTTGTGATACGAACAAAGACCTATCCTGAGGGTGCGGAGTGGGCAGAGCTTATAAAGAACGCATTGCATAGATATACGGACGACACATTGTTGCAGTGCATGTTTCAAGGAGCTATACTCTATCTTGGACGAAGTCCTGAAAAACTACATGAGTTTCAGCTCACATTTTCAACTATTGTAAAGGAGTGATTAGCATGACTGAAAAGCCTTTTACCGGTCTAACGGCTTGCGTTAAAATCGGCTCGGGGACCGATGCAAAAGTCCTCGCGTACATTTCGGGTGTAGACCTTACGCTCGAAAAGGACATCATCGAGATTCTGGCTTTTGGTATGCAGTATAAGGAAAAAGTACCTGCCATCAAGGACTGGTCCATCTCAACAGACGGTACAGTAGCACTTGCTCCTGGCAGCTCTCAGAAGAGTCTGTACGATGCTTTTGAGAGCGGCGAACCTCTCACGATTGGTATCTACCTTGACGAGAACACCTACTTTGAGGGTACGGGGTACGTAAATTCCTTCAACATCTCAGCAGCACCGGATGACAAGATTAACTTGACATCCGACATAGCGGGCTCCGGCGCGATTACCTTGAGCCTTCCTGGCGGAACGCCCTAAGCATTAAGAAGAGGGCCTCGTCAACTTACCGCAAGGTGGCGGGCGAGGCCTAAATTTACTAATTAAAAGGAGTGTACGATATGTTTACTGTTATTGACGGTCAAGAATATCCTCTGGCTACTACTCTACGCGTTGCGTATATGGTACAGGGACAGCACAATCACAAGCCCTATACTGAGGTCTTCAAAAATATCGGTGATATGACAGTTGAAGACCAGATTGGTATCCTCTATGCTGCTTTCTGCTGCGCTAATCCTGGTGTACAGGACCCCAAGACTGGTAAAATGCGTCCTCAATTTACTCGCGAGGAATTCCAGAACTACTACCTTGATAACTACAATCTGAAGGACCTCATGGACCAGCTGCAGGGAGTTATCAAAGGCATTATGGGGACTACTGACGAAGAGCTCGAGGACGCCCGCGACAATGCTTCTGACGAAGATAAGGACGTTGCGGGGGAATAGTTGCCCAAACCTGGCTGGACCTTTTTAGAATAGGCTTTCAGATAGGTCTTGAACCTGACCGTGTCTTGGACATGTCCCTGGATGTGTTTAAGGCGTGTATTGCTGGATATATCGACCGTATTTTTGACCAGCAGTTAAATGGGGTTCAGGCGGGGTATTGGGCAGGATACTACAGCAGAGCTAAGAGGCCTACATCCCCCAAGAGGATCATTGAACGTATGCTTCGTAAGAAGGATGCTAACGATGCAAGGTCTAAAAAGAAGCATGCTGATGAGGTGGACGTTGAAAGCTACCTCGCAATGGAGGCACGCTTCAAGGCGCGTATGAGAGAGTTAGCTCTTAAATAACTAATAAGGTGGTGAGACCCTTGGCTGAGGAGAAGGTACAGTATTCGTTTACAGGTGATGTTAGCTCCCTAAAGAAAGCTACAGACCAAGCAATTGGTTTGTTAGATAAATATGGAGCCTCCATGGCCTCAGCGGCACGAACTGACAGCTTCAGTGCAAGTAAAAGGTCTGCTGCCTCGTTTAACGCATCTGTCAAGAGACTGATGAAGGACGTTACCTCCCTTCAGAATAAATTGAAGAACGTAGGAGACGTCAAACTGCCTTCAGGTTCGCAACCTGCTCAGGCACTAGCATCAACTCTTGGTGTTCTGCAGGACCAACTGCAGAAACTCAATAGCACGGATAAGATTACTACTAAGTCTCTCACAGAGATGAAGCGTGCTCTTGATGCTGCGCGCACTTCTGTTAATAGTGCCGCACCCCAGGTAGACAAATTAGTAGCTAGTGAGCAGAGGTTCCAAAATGTTCTAGGCGCAGTGCAGGCTAAAGCTGACCAGTTCTATAATAAGATGAACGAGGCCAAAACTAAGCTTGCAGGAACTTTTGACCCTGTCACCCAGAGACTCCAGAGTTTTGGTGCTAAGTTCAGGACAGTGTTTGATAGCATCGCTTCCAAACTCCAAGGTTTCAAGGATAAAGCTGCTACAGTGTTCTCCAGGGTTTCGCAACTTGCAACAGCTGTTGCTTCAGCATTCAGACGTGTTAAACAGGAGGCGGATGAAGACTCCGCTGCGGCGGATAGGAATGCCAGAGCACAGTCTCGTCTTGCTGCTATCTGGCAAAGACTCCAGAGCTTAGGGCGTTCTGTTGCGAGCGCCTTTACATCAATGGGGCGGAAGGCCAAGCAGGCTACTACAGCTATTGGTAAGCTTGGTCAAGGTTTCAAGAACGCTACTTCCAGCATCGACTCTTTTGTTGCTAAGCTAAAAGAGGCTATTACTGGTCTGCCTAAGTTTGGACGATCTACAAAAACAGCTTCGAAACTAATAAGAGGTCTTAAGACTGCTCTTACGGGGCTAACAGCCATTAAGATTGGCGAGTGGCTCAGCAAGGCTGTTACTCAAAGTATTCGGTACGTTGAGAATTTGAACCTATTTAAGGTTGCTATGGGCAGCGCGATAGACTCTGCTACGGAGTTCGTTGACAAGATGGCAGAAACCTTAGGTCTTGACCCTAGCAACATTATGCGGCGCGCAGGGTATTTCTACCAGCTTGCAGATGCTATCGAAATGCCTTCAGAGTCCGCAAAGATCCTCTCTCTGTCGTTGACGAAAGCAGCAAACGATATCGCGTCTTTGTTCAACGTTGATATCGAAAAAGTCACAGAAGACTTAGCCGCTGGCATGCAGGGTATGTCACGTGCTGTACGTAAGTACGGTATTGATATTAGAAACGTAACTCTGCAAACCATTGCTTTGAGATACGGTCTGCAGGGGCAGGTGGGCTCCATGTCTGAGGCTAACAGGCAGGCCCTACGCTATATTGCTATTATTGAGCAAACGTCCAAAGCAACAAAACAGCTAAGCACAGATACCGACGGAGCTGCCAAATCTATGGGTGACTTCGCTCGGACCATTGAAACACCTGCGAACCAGCTTCGTATTTTTAAGGAGCAGATCTCGCAACTTGGCAGAGCTATTGGTGATATCTTCATCAGACCTCTAGCAACGGCTATTGCGTATGTCAATGGCTTCGTCATGGCAATTCGTACGGCCATCCAATCCATAACATCCCTGTTTGGCATATCATCCGAGGGTTTAGGAGGAGCAATAGACGGCTTTGAAGACGAGACGGATGCTCTTGATGATGTCGGTGATGCTGCAGAAGACGCTGCAGACAAGGTTGGGAAGCTACTCGCCCCCTTTGATGAGTTGAACATCCTGTCCGAAGAAACAGGCGACGATATGGACATGGATGAGCTCTTGGACCCTGCTCTTGCACAGGCCATCGCAGGTATGGAGCTTGGTCTCGACAGGGTACGAATGAAGGCTCACGAAGTCCGAGATGCTATACTAGAGTTCCTGGGCTTCACTGTTGAAGGGGGTACTATACTTTCTTGGGATTCTAGCCAGTTTGAAGCTAATCTCATCAACAAGTTCCCGCAGTGGTCCGAGACCATATCTGCAGCATTTGCAAACTGGTCTGCCATAGTTGAAGGCTTTAAGGCAGTTTTTAACTCTATGGTGGGCGTAGTCACTAGAGTTAAAGAGAAGATACTCGAGTTCTTCGGAATCTTCATCAACGACGACTCTGTGTCAACGTTCATTGAAAATCTGAGCGGTAGTTTGCACAGCTTGTCTAGTTGGATAGATGAGAATCAGGACACCTTAGCAAATCTTGCTATAGCTATTATGGCTATAGTTGGAGCCTTCAAGCTCATGAGTACTCTAGCACCTGTCATCATTTTTGTGACGAGACTTGGTTTAGCTATAGGTAGTCTTTTAAGACCCATTTCAGGCCTTTCGATTGGTGTGGGCTTAGTAATCGGAGCTTTGGTTCTTCTCTATAATACCAGTGAAGCGTTCGCAGAAGCTGTTGGTGATTTGTGGAATACCTTCCTAAGTGGCGTCTTGAAGATTTTCGAGTCAGTAAAAACAGCATTTTCTGAGATAGGCGCAAGTCTTTCACGCACATGGGAGCAGGACGTATTACCTACTCTGAATGCTATCGGAGAGGCTCTAGCACCTGTGCTGGATACTCTAGGTGCTCTGTGGGAGGACATTAGTGGCATAATAGCTAGTGCCTTCGAGTTCATAGCTGACAAATGGGTCAATGTGCTTGAACCCGTCTTCAGCGCTCTGTTCAAGGGTGTCCGGAGTATCTGTAACATATTTAAAGCTCTATGGGAAGAGTTTATTGGACCTGTAATCGAGAGTATTGGAGATGGTATTTCGGAGCTGTGGGTTAATACTCTTCTACCTATTATCTCTAAGATAATCGACATTGTGGGCGGTGTCATTGAAATTATAATGGCACTGTGGAACAACGTACTAGCACCTATAGTGGAGTGGCTCATTAGGGTTCTAGGACCGGTCTTTAGAAATGTCTTCAACACAATCTGGGAGGTCATTCTAAGGGTCTTTAACGATATCGGCGATGTGATTTATGGCGTACTCCAAATGTTCGAGGGTTTGGTTGACTTCCTAGCAGGTGTATTCACAGGTGACTGGAAGAGAGCTCTTAGCGGTCTGCTCAATATCCTAGT